TGTATTTTATTTTATTGTTTTCTTTTGTTTTTTTATTCCAAACAAAAAAAATTTAAAGCATCGTTGGGTCTTGTCGAAAAAAAATAATACTCACTATAAGTAGAAGTTGACATGTTAAGCAGTAATAATTTCAGCATCCTGGTTCCTCAGTACCGGCCTTTTCCCCCTCCCGTTTATTTTACGTCTTCCGTGGGTTCCACGGGCGTCTATACCTACCCGGCCAATTTTTTCCCCCAGCCGTCGGGCATCGTGGGTCGTGTGTCGGCCTCCCCTCTCGGTGTGACGAGCATGCCCGCCAATCTTCCTATCCAGTTTTACATGCTCTAAGCAGGACCACCACCAGGACGAGAAGAAGGAACACCAGGAGGACCCAGGCGATGGACGACGGGAGGCCCGATACGGTGGTTGATGATGGTTTCCGAGTGGGAGTGGGGACACCCGCTACAAAATCCTCGCGGTAGGGAAAGTCAAAGTGGGGAACGCCGCGGTACGCACCAGGCATGGTCCGGTACGTGGTGCTGCTGTAGCCGCTGGGGGAGAGAACGTCTGTCGTCAGGAGCCCGATACGGGACAGCGCGTGGAAATGAAGGAGGGGGAATTGTTCGATGATGCTGTCCTTTTCACTACCGGTGAGGGCAGAAAGGGGCTGGAGGGTCTTGGCGACCTTTTCCAGCATCCCCTTGTATTCTGGTGTGGTGTTGGCGTGAAAGATTCCTAGGTCATCGAGTCTTTTCTCGAGGACCCGCACCTCGGAAACCCGGTCAAGACGGAAAAACAGGTTGGGGAGCATGCCGAGCACGTTGGTCTCGATGCCGCACATGTCCTTGCCCCGAAGGAACCGGAAATAGCCGTTGTGCCCATACCCTGGACCCCAGGAATTCTTGACCCACCAGAACGGTGTTCCTGTCGTGGTGGTTCCCCAACCCACGAGCTCCACGGCGTGGCCACCGACGACGTTGGACCGGAGGGGGTCGTGAAGGTAGACCTCGGTCTTGAGGGGGTCAAACTCGTAAAAATCCTCATACACGACAAACGACGTGCAGACGGGACCCCACCGAAACATGTCGTGCATAATGTACTCGGGGTGGGTCGCTCCGTCCTTGATACGATACACAAAAAGAGCCTGGAAATGCTGCTGGGCCGAGCCGTAGTTCTTGACGCTAGAGACGCGCACCAGGTCGTTGCAGTAGGCAAACGGGCGTTTCGAGACCTCGTTATAAAACGCGCAGCTGCCCTTGTTTTGCAGCTCGGAAAACTTGGAGTAATCGTACAGGTTGTTGGAGTTGAAAAAGACGGAATTCGCCAGTGGGAAGCCCCAATTGAGGACCGTTGTTTTATAATTCACGTATTGTTCCGCTGGAAGCTTGTACCACATGCACCGATTCCTGGTGGTTCCGTAGAATTCCAGGTAGTAGCACGCGGTCACCAACGCGTTGCCATGGCACGCCATCTCTCGGACCGTCTTGGCCGAATCCTTAAAAGGGTTCAGGACGCTGTCCAGGTCCTTGGGATTGTCAGAAAGGATGAGCGTCATAATGTCGTTGCAGACGGTGGGGACCAGCGGGGAGAGTATCTCGGGAACGTATTTCTGGCGCGCAAGGATATTGAACCGGTCGCTCAGCGCGGATACTGATGCAAAGCTCCAGCAGCTGCCACATGTTCCCTGGTCCTCGGAAGGGACGAGCCAGTCTTTCCATACGCCGTTTTGCGGCTCGAAATTGATGGGAAGCGACCCGTACCCCGAGTAATCGGCCTCTACGGCCACAATCTTTCCCAGGTACGCGGACAGGTCCCTGGTGGCGCCGACGGCGGTCGCTGTCGAAGAAGAAGAAGATAGAACAAATGTATTCAACGGACGCGTGGTTGCGTTCATGGGTATTTATTGTAGTAAAAAAAAGAGTAAAATTATGAAAATCATCAAAATCATGAGCACTTTTCCTGTTTCTATTCTAGAGGTGGTCCATGGCGTGCGCCGCGCCATCCCCTGGATGCACCTCACGTACGCGCAGTCGTTGGTTCCCGCCAACGCTTTACAGCACGTCTTGTCGCGGCAGAGCTCGGCGCCCTTGCGACGATTGGATTCCTCAAAGCTCTCTTGGATCTCTTCACAGTACCGGATACAACGGTCCTTTTCTTCCTCAAACAGAGAACAATTGTCGAGGCACACATCCTTCATCGGTGTCGAATAGTAGTCCATGTAGGCGTGGTTGTCGTGGTAACCACGCATATTGGCAAAGATGGAGGCCATGGGATGCCAGTTGATAATGTTGTCTGAGAAAAAAGACGGCATTTTTTATTATAATAAAATAGAAAATGGTCCTCGTTCAGAATTTTAATGTTTATTTTCCGGTCCAGATGTGGGTCTCTGGAAATGGCAGCGTACGGTTTCAGCCTCCTCTCCTAGGGTACAAGCAAGAGTACCGCTTTAAGGACGTTTTCTGGCCGAGCCACGAGCATGACCGCATGAGCACCATGTGGAAACTCCAAAAGACCTTTTGGGCCATCAACCCCAAATACTTTCTCTACGCGAACCGGGGTATGATGACGGTGCGCGTCCGCCAGGACACCGCGTTTCCGTTTGCGTCCATCGAGGCCGATGTCTTTACGGACCCCTTGTCTGTGTACAAGAACCTCGATATTTTTGAAAACAGCTTTTCTTTCTGCGCCTATTCGTACCCGGTGAGGGGTACCCGTCTCTTGTACATACACACCCGGAGCTCGGACGACGCCATCCTCTACACCGAGTTTTGTTCCGACAAGGAGGGATGTAGCCCCGTCGCTCCTGGCTACCATTTCTTGCCCAACAAGCCAAATAAAGACGTGTCCTGTTACGAACTCCGCGTCAGTAATATCAACCTCTTTTTGTACGTCTTTCCTGAGCGTCCCCAGGGTGAGTATTTCCGACTGACGACCGAGGGCCTGTGCGTCCCCTCGTCGGCAGAAAGCGACTTTCTGAGCTTTTTCGACTGCATGACCCGTGGCGTGCAGAGTCGGATGCTCCCCAGCAACCTCTTTACAGGGAGCACCAACCCGGCCCTCCAGACCGTCATGAACACGTTTCCGCGCCACGACAACGCTCATGTGGGATTTGGACCCGCGTTGTGGCTCTTGCTCATCGTTTCCATGTTGCTGCTAGTACTCCAAATACAACGATGGCTATCCACACGAGGACGGTGAGCGTCCCCAACACCACCACCGTCCTCGTGTGGGTAGAAAGAGGGACCGCCGCCGTTCTGTCCTGGCATCGGAGGAAATTGCGACACAAGAACGAGGGGACCATGACGTCGTTGAGCTTTTTCCACGAGTCGGGAAAGAGACGTGGGACATCTTTCCACAGCGCACGTGATATCTGGTTGGTCGTGCTTTGGGGGTCGATTTCGAGGACAAAGGGCCACTCGGGTTTTTTGGCAGACCACACGAGCCGATTCTTCTCGTCCGTGGAAAGGTACATGCCGCGGCGTTGTTGAAAGAGATGAAAGGGCTAGCCTGCGTCGATAAAATCCCGGTCCGTGATAAACTCATAGGTCTGGTTGACAGAGGAATAGGGCCGCCATGAAAACTTTTGTTCGTCTGGGTCAAAATAAAGCGTCGAAAAATCGTCATTCTTAAAGAGGACCAGGCGCGAGTCGCGGTTCAGGCGCGTCATGAAATCCACGAGGAGGCTGCTGGCCTCGCCAACGACGACCGGCATGGCCGTTTCTTGGAGGGGGTAAAAGGCGAAATCAGAATGCAGGTAGTATTTCTGATTTTTACCCCTGTCCTGGACGAGGAAGCACGAGTTGGTGTAAAACAGGTAGGGTGTGTTGGCCAGGGTCACGTCATCCGGGAACCGTTTGTTGTTGTAAAACACACGGACATCGATTCCGTTGTCTTGTGAGAGCCTCGTGCTGTTGTTGGGGGCGATGATATTGTTGAGGAAATTGCTATTTTGATAAAAGACGGTATTGAGGGGCACGCAGTAGCTCTCGAGCGGGAGGTCCTTGAAAGACACGTGGTAACCCGCGTTGCAATACGGAGAGTCCTCGCACCGTGTCATGCATTCTTCCAAGGAAATCCCTCGGGGGCATTCCGCGTCGATGGTGTCGATGCACGAGATGCCAGTCCCGAATGGTTTCACCCAGTACCCGTCCAGGATTTTCATGATTTATTATTGACATGAAAATAATTAATCGTCGTCATAGTAGCTCTTTTTATTAAACTCTTGAGAAGAAGAGGGAGAATAAAAGAAACAGTTCTGATGGTTCGTCCGAACGAGGTTCCTCGGCAGGTGGTACGTCGCCAGGGTTTCGTTGATGAGAACAAACTCGGGGGCGTGGAGATGGAAGGATTCATCGGGTGGGTGGCGCGACAGCACAAACGTGCTGTTAAAGTTCCCGTTGGTCGCCACGAGGTAATCAGCGGCATCCTCGCCCATGCCTACAGGGAAGAGGCACAGATTTGCCCTCACCCCAGACACCATCTCGTAGCAGTTCTTATTCTTGTAACTGGGGGTGAGCGTTCCCTTGTATTTGGAGAGGCTCTTGTTTTGGGCGTTGTACCCGTGAAAGGAAAAATAGCCGCGGTCGTCAAAAATAGCCGTCACACACGAGAGCCGCGGCTGCATAGACCGGGGCACAAACTCGTCCGTATACATCTGATAGTAGAAACCATCAATCGCATGAGCGACGCTCAGCATGAATAAAAATATTATTTTCTTCATTTATATTTTACAAATAAAAATGGTCTGATGCCTTGCTCATCCAAACAACCCCGACTGTGGTTCCCAAACCCTCCTCCTCCCTCCGGAAACACCCCTCGCCAAGGTGTTGGAGGTGGCGAGGGAACAATTCGACATCGAGGAGGTGGTGCGTGTCACGACCCTCCGAGTCTTGGAGTACGACCTCGACAGCGAATGGGCCGCCGTCGCCACAGCACAAGACTTGTTTGAGTTTTCGCTGCAAAACGGGTGCATCGAGCTGCTCCAGCTCCTCTATGAGGGTCTCGGCTACCGGTATGATTTCAGCGTGCTCGAACGCCTTGCCACACGGACTCCTGACAGGAACCGTCTTCCGACCAGGACCCGTGAAAAATTCTTTCGCGAGCGCCGCCTAGGCCTCGAATACCTCTACGACCTCCGGAAATACAGCCGTATGTGCATTCTCCACGGGAAATTCTACTATGCCCTCCACCGTTCCCCACCCAAAAACTAGAGCACCCCCTAGCTCTTGACGATTCGAGCCTCGACAGCGACGAGCAGCCTGGTCAGGTCGGGGTGGTAGCGCGCGGGGACCTTTTGGAGGACCTTTTCGAGCACGCTCCTCGTCTTGACCAGCGTCGCCCTGGGCGTGCTGGGAGAACGCAGAAACAGCCGTGTCGTTTGCTTGATTTCACGAAAGTCCTGGTCCATCATCTGCTGGACCGTCTTTTTCTTCTTTTGGGGGGATGTCCTTGCGCCACCACCACTACCACTACCACTAGGTGGCTTTTGCTTCTGGTAGCCAAACGTGTTGAGCGCGGTGTCGAGGTCCTTGGGGTAGTTTTTGTACATGTTTGAAATGGCCTTGGATACCGACTGGAGCGTTGTGGTTGCGGGTTTGGGTTTGGGTTTGGGTTTCTCAGCAACCTTTTTGGCCTTTTGTACCGCCTCCAACGCATCGAGCTGTTTCTCCACCTTTTGCAGCTGCGCCTCGATATCCTTCTTGGCTTTCTGCTGCTGGATGAGCTTTTGGAGCTGCCTCTGAAGCTGTTGGTCAGAAGGCGTCCTGAACGGTTTCATATTTTAATTTAACGATTTATATTTTTTTTGTGAAAAAAAAATATGAAAGAGTCGTGCTTTATGTTATCAGCGGCTTTTTTTTATTCTCTACAATCGCTGAGTGTCCGTTTGCTGGGTCCTTATTTCTCTCCATGGTCCATTGTGTTTTTCAGGGGTGTGGGTGGGACCGTCACTGGTGGCCTCTGTCTCGTCATGAAGCGGTTGACAACGCCCTGGTATGGGACGCGCGTTGGGATGCTCGCTCTCCGGGGCATTTTGGGTGCTGTCAGCACCGTGAGCGCGTTCCTCGCCGTGGAGAACATGGGGCTGTCAGTGGCCACCGTGGTGAATTCGATGGGGCCGATGTGGACCGGGGTCGCCGTGTTTCTCCTGGGAAGAGGGCGATGGGGCTGGGCCGACACCCTGGGGTGCGCCCTCTGTTCTGCTGGGGTTGTGGTCCTGGCAGTCTATGGCTACAAGAACAAGGAGACGCCTCATTTCATTACGGGCCTCATCGCAGGCGTCGTCTCGTCAGTCATGCAGGCCATGGTCAATCTCACCATCCGGGACATTCACGACCAAGACACGGCCGTCATCGCCCTGTACCCGATGGTGTTGACGGCGCTCGCGGGTCTCCCCGGGGCGGTGTATGATGTTGTGCGTTATCCTCGTCTCGACCACCACCTCCTACCCATGATGGTGTTTATGGAAGCGGGGTTATTGGGCGTCGTCAGCTTTATCGCACAGATGCTCCGAACCCGTGCCCTTCAGACTACTGACCGCATGGGCGTGGTGGTTCTGCGGTACGCCGAGAGCGTGTTTGCCGCCGTGTGGGACGCCCTGGTCCTCCACCACCGAATGACTATTCATGAGATGACAGGCGTGCTGCTCATCCTGGGAGGATGCCTGTCGAGAGTCGTCGTTGCAGGCATGCAAAAAACTCTTGATGCGCCTCCTCGTTCCGACGAAAGCCGCGAGACGGTGTAAGTGCGTCGTCCTGGACGTCCACCATCACAGCTAGAGGCCCGCGGATAAAGAAAAAGACGCGGTTGCCGTCTGCAGGGACGGAAAAGGAGCATCCCTCTGCCTCGGGGAAGGAACGACCATACATCTCTGGACCCACGTGATTTGGGTCCTCGGAAGGAACGTTAAAGGCGTTCATCGCCATGACCCCACCAGGGGATAAAAGACCCCTGGCCGTTTCAAAAAACTCGGGGGTCCTGAAATGCCGTGGGGGGAGGTAGCCGTCATGGTAGGCGTCTATGAGGATAATGTCATACTCCTCGCCCTTTTCCAGGGCCTCTTTCATAAACGAAAAGCCGTCCTCGAGAATAAAGCGGTCATAATAGGACGCGTCCACGCCAAAATAGTCGAGGGCGACCCGGAGCACCTCGGCGTCAGGATCTACGGCCGTGATGGAGGCCCGCCATGTACCGAGACGCTCGATGAGGATGGATGATAGCACGCCGCCACCAAAACCCACAAACAGCACGCGTCGGGGGCGGGGAACCATAAACAGCACCCCCGCCATGAGGTCCGTATAGAGAAAGCAGGGGAAAAAACGGTCCCGGACGTCGGCGCACGCCTGCAAGACATCATCGCCGCTGTCTGAACGCCGGAACCGGAGACAGCGCATGTGGTCCTCCTCGTACACCACGAGCCCTGAGGAGGGGCATTCATACAGGACGACACGCATCTTTTTTTTAATTTATTCATAAAAAAAATTAAAACTCGACGCCGTACACGGTCCATGATTGGAGGGTGGCCCCGATATCAATAGCAGACGTCCCCACGTTGACGGCGCCCGTCGAGTATTGTTTTTTAATGATGCTCGACACCCCCACACCCATATTGGTCAACGAGATGCCGATCTCTGCGATGCCCTGAATTTTCATCATCTTTTTGACTTGTGTACCCATAGACTCGGCGGTTTTCATCATTTCTTTGTCACCACTTTCCTCTGCGGTTTCCATCAATTTCGAGGCCGCCCCTTCATCCCTCATCATTTTGATATCAAACATCCCCAGCCCCGCGTTGAGAATACCGGCCCCGATGTTGGACCAGCCGTTCTGCCCATTCATCTTTTGGGAAATACCGATGCCGGTCTGAGAGATACCAGACCCCACCGCCAGCGTATCGCTGGTATAAAACATGCCTGTTTGAATGTCCTCGAGGGTGTAGTTTCCGATAACCTTTTTTTCCGCGAGGCTCTCATACTTTCTTTGAAAAGCGGTTTTCTCTTCTTCCGGTTTTATATCGATGATTTTTTTACTAACCCCTTCAGCAGCATTCTTCTCCTCTCCTTTGGAAGCAATCGACAGCGACCTTCTGCCTATTGAGGCGTCTCGCCCGGCAGAGGCACCTTCTTCACCGGCTTCCACGACTTTAGCGGTGGTCTCTGCGGCTCGACCGGCTTCAGCAGCGTCCGCCGCCACCTCTGCGACCGCAACCTCTGGCATCAAAACCGCTGCGACGCCCATGCCTATCGCGATTGCCAGGTTCGCAATCCCGACACCGTTAGCCGCCCATCCCAAGCCAGACATGGATTTTTGGAGCACGCTGTGCTTTGCAAAATAACTTTTTAATTTTCCCATCTTTTTTATTCCAAAATTTATTTTTTATCATCACGGGGAATGCATCGGAGAGGATTGGCCGGATCAGCGTTGGTCTGGTAGATGCCGTTATCCTTGGGAAACGGGGGTGGGGGTACAGGGGACAAACGAGGGCCGTGCAGGTAGCAATCATTTTGCTTTTGCACATCGCGAACCGTATTGTAGGGCATTTCTTTCTTTTTTTTTCTTTACAAGAGGAAAAAAAAATATAGACTAGAAAGGCTCGAATCCCTGGTCGGCCCACGCCGTGATGCGTTTCGGGTGGCACGCCTTTATCATGAGCTCTTCTCGCAGCATGGATACAATCTCACACTTTTTGGTCCGCGCGATATCGGCGTTCTTTCGCATCACATCCTTGATAATTCCTCGGGCCTCCTCCAGCAGCTGTGCCGCACCACAAGCATCGGGCTTTCGGCTCAGTCCAACATCTCTGCAAGAGGTCAGATGAAGGCTGTTGCGCGGTAGGACAATAGTTGCGACCAGAGAGCGTCTTTTCAGAGACCATCCTATTTTCACCATGAACCCCTCCACGGTCTTCAGAATGATTGACCGGTCATGTGTACAGTCTGGTGCGACCATGATGTCTCCCTCTTCCAGCCTCACCTCCCAATCCGTGTCTGGAGCGCCGTACTTGTGTTTCATATACTCGAGGTTCTTATAAAAGGTGTCGGTCGGTCCCGTGTGCTTTTTCGCCCTCAACTCCCCGATAAATCCTCGGGCATCGTCCAGCATCTGGACCGGTCCAGCGGTCTTTTGCCCTGGATGTAGTTCTTGTGCCCACCCCGGGCGAAATAGGTCCACGTAATAGTCATCGCGATAGCACCACGAATACTTGTGTTTGGAAATCGAAAACTCTAGTGTGCCGTCATACATATCCCAATTATCCAGGTCCTCGTGGTGGAAGCCCTCTGGAAGGGTCACGTGTACATAAAAACACCGCCTACCCAACTCGACCTCGACGAGGAAGCCATCCCCGGTGTGCAGCCGGCAGAGCATCGTCTCCGAGTCCGAGGCGACCGGTGTCTCTCCATCCTCCAACTTGACGTCCCAGTATTTGGCGTTCTGGATAGCGCATCGACGCCTCGTCTCCTGGAGTTGTGGGTTCATCCTGTATTGTATTTTTTCAACGTTCATCAGCATAAAAAAAGCAGAAGCGGTGTGTTTCACTCACAGCACGCGCAAAAAACACATGGTTCAATTTTTTTATTCGTTGCCTAAATAAAAACCATGCGATTCACCAAGGAGAATCCCTTGCGGGTGGGAACGGATTGCAGCGGCATCGAGGCCCCCCTCATGGCCCTCCGAAAGCTAAAGGTTCCCTTTTCTCACGAGTTTTCCTCCGAGATTGACAAGCACAGCGTCGCCTCCATCAAGGCGAATTACAAGCCCAAGATACTGTTTGGCGATATGATGAAACGACCGTTAAAGGACGTCCCGGACATCGACCTGTACGTGTGTGGCTTCCCCTGTCAACCCTTTTCCGTCGCGGGCAAGCACCTGGGAGACACGGACCCCCGGGGCGTGGTGTTCTGGGAGTGCCTGAGGGTCCTCCGGCAAAAAAAGCCCATAATGTTTGTCCTGGAAAACGTAAAGGGGCTGATGATGGTCCGTGATGGAGACTTTTTCCGGGAGATACTCCAAGGCCTCTCAGGCCTACCCGGCTACTTTCTATCCTACAAGATACTGAATACCAAGCATTACGGTATCCCCCAGTCGAGAGAACGGCTTTATATCGTGGGCATCCGAAAAAAGTTTATGAAACGAACCTTTGAATGGCCTCGAGAGGTGCCTCTCCAACAACCTCTCACAAGCTTTATGGACGGGCGGCACCGCCACCAAGACCATGTATGGCCCTCGATTGAAAAAAAAGAGGTCCTCGCCAAGATTCCAGCCGATTCCGTGTTTGTTGATCTTAGTTTTCCCCAGGGGAGCCTGCCAAATCTGGCAACGTTATGTCCTTGTCTGAATACGAGCGCGAATCTATGGAACGTCCCCTACCATCGCCTGGCAACGACTTCTGAATACCTCACCCTACAGGGCTTCCCTGCCAATTTTAAACAAGTTGTGTCGGACCGACAGCTAAAAAAACAGGTTGGAAACAGCATGTCCGTCAACGTGCTACGCCATCTTTTAAAAGCTATTCTCAAATGCCTCGACTAGGGCGCGGTGGAGCCTCCAACCCCCGTGGCCTGTTTCTTCCATGATTTTTCCATAGGTGGGCCTTCCCTTGGCCTTGGAGAGCGAAGAAATCTGTCCAAACTGGACCCGGTGCTCCTTGCACAGCGTCGACATCTCCTTCTTGGTGTACTCCTTGTGGGGGTCCAGCCCCTGCTGCATGAACCGGGCGATGGCCGTCGTGTTGGAGAGGTTGGCCCATTTCTTGAACATGCCATGTTGTGGATTGGTGAGTCGTTCGAGCTCACCTGCGTCCATATCTGAGGCCTCTGTCTTGACCTCGTGGGCCATGGGAATGGGCACGGGTACGGCAACCACCACAGCGCCACCGAAAAACTCGTCCATGCTCATGCCGTCATCCTCCTCGGGAATCTGTGTGAGGGCCCCACCAAAACCGCCCTTTCGAATGAGCCTGGCCTTGGGGAGCTTGTCCTCGAGGAAGCGCTGCTCCTCCAGCCACGCCGGAATGTCTTGTTCCTCAGCGGTGCCCTTTTCGAGACGCCGAAAGATGTCCTCCTGGAGTTGATGGCCCTTGTGCAGGTCCTCCTGGTACCGCTTCTCGAGGTAGCACGTCAGGGGGATGTTGTCCTTGTAGATGCCGCAGAGGCGCATGCTCTGGAGGAG